TGCTTGTTGAGCTTTTTGATGTAAGATTAAGTTGGCCGCCTGCGGAATTAATAGTAGTATTTCCTGCTGATTCTAATGCTATTGTACTTCCAAGTGCTTGTACATTTTGAGCCGAATACATTGATAAGTTTCCACTACCAGCATGTATATCTACGCTTGATCCCATTATTCTCATATCAACATCAGCATGAATATGAAAATCATTTGTTCCTGTTAATAGCATGTTTGATGCTCTAACTTCAAAGTTGTTTCCTGAACAATCTATTAATAAGCTACCACCAACTGCCCATTCAAATGAAGTTCCTGACATATTAACTTGCTGAGCGCTCATTTCATGATTAAAGTCTGCTTTTTGAATCATATTATTACCAGCAGATGCAACAAAGTCATTAGAAGCAAGTTGGAAATAACTTCCATCTACCATTGCTGTTTTTGTTGATCCAACATGTTCTGTAGAATTAGCAGAGACTTTCTTATTATGATTTCTACCAACATCAAAGTTCATATCTCTACGAGCTGTATGAGATATATCACCTCCAGATGTTTGTTCAATACCGTCTTCGGCGTACATTAGAATTTTACCTTCAGAGGTAAATTCCATCCAAGCAGTACCTCTTGAATTAGTAATGTAAATTAGATCTTCGGAACTATGTAATAATATTTGAGCACCTTTACGAGTTCTAATTCTAATTTGCTCATCTAGAGGAAAGTCAACTAAACCTTCTCCCTCATTTCCTGGTCCAGGATTTTCAAGATCAATATATTCAGGCGGGCCTTCCCACGGTCTTGTTTTTCTTAAGAAACGATCATCACCGTCATCTAAAATAATACAGTGTCCACCCATGCGGCTAACAAACTTATCAATCTTATCGTTAACTTTACCTATCTTACCTAGTTTTGCACCTTTGCGTTTATCAATAGGACCAGGTGTACTAATTCCATAGACATTACTAGGACTTTCTCTTCTTGCAGAACTTGATGTGTTTCCTCTTGCATTGTCTAATTCTAGTCCTTGAATTAGTAATCTTTCAGCAAGAGGATGAACTGGTTTTAAATTTGCTTCAACATCAGGATTTGGTGTTGCTGCATTATTACCACCTTCTTTAAATATTCTTCTATTAATTTCACCTACTGGAAGATATTTTACTTCTTCACCATATCTTTTTTTAGTCTCTTCAACTTTTTCCCATTCAATATCTGTGTTACCTCTAACTTTATCCTGGAAGAACGGACTTGATGCTATTCCAGGAATCATATGATTCATATAAGCATCTTGCACACATCCTATCCAAAATCCTTGTCCTGGATCGCTGTCTACAAATATAACCATTACTGTTACACCTGTGTCAGGAGGTACTGCCCAAAATCCATAACTCTTTTGTGTATCATTAAATTCAACTTTATCAGTTCCTGTTGAATCTAAAGGTGTAACACCGTAAAATGGACTTAGATATCTAACTGTGAATAATTGTCTACCTACTTCTTTTTGATTACCGACAGGTCTTAGTAATTCTACTTCTAATGCACCTTGCTTCATAGGATCTACATTGCTAACAATTCTAGCAAGATAAGGTCCTGGATTAGGAAGAAGTGTAGCATTGATTCTATTTTCCGCTCTTTTATCAACTGATGCCATCTGTCTCTTTCCTTATCTATTACCGCCGTGAAGTGGTCCGCCGTATGATCCTTCGGTATTACGGCCGGCGCCGCGTGATGAGCCTCCGCCTGAAGAACCTCCAGAACCACCAGAACCAGAACCACCACCGCCGCCGCCTGTTTTACCACCCTCGTCAGGATGAAGTGCGCCGGCTGCATATTGTTTATTGTTAGGTGTTCCGCCTTTATTATTTGAGCTATCTTTACGAGGTTCAAGAAATACTGATTTGTTTGGTGATTCTTGTCCACCAAGTTGTGCTCTTAATCTATACCCACTAAGAACTTGTGTGAACTTATTACCATTAAATCTAGATTCAACACCTACTACTTGATACAATCCACTCCAAATGTCTATTCCTTGTTCGAACTTATAAAGGCCAGATTGTGGATCTAAATCAATTGGAGTTCTGAAATTAATTTGAATATGTACTTCATTACCTTGATAATTCATTGATCCTTCGTTTGTTATATTTTGTCCTTTAGGCGAAACTATTAAATTTCCCATACCTGTGCTTGGTATGTAATAAGGATCACCCATTATTTCCATACTCAAATTAACCATATCTCCGATATTTGTTAATAGTGCTTGCATGGTTCTTATTTGAGATGTTTTTTCATCGTCAGTTCCCGAGCCGCCAAGTCCTTTTGATTGATATTGTCTTTGAGCTGCTTGAACATTTGCAGAAGTAAGTTCTGCTAAATTACCAATACCTTGGCCTTGTGTAAACTGATAAAACAACGGGGGACCACCTGCTGTTAATCCTCCCTGTGATGGGTTATTTTGTCCTACATTCTCAGATGCATCAAACGGGACTGGTGTAAAAAACGCCATATCAAAATTTAATTCTAAATTCAAAATTTCTGTATTTTTCCCAGTGTATATATAATCATATAATCTAGCCACTGAATTCTTAAGGCTATCATATCCTGGTGGCTTTTGTCCTGGAGGTAAGAATCTGTGAACATGAATTTTGTACGGAATAACTCTATACCAATATTCTCTTTTTTGTCGTCCTAATGCAGCGTTGAATCCTGCATCTCTAACTTTAGTCTCAATTCTGAACCAATTAATCATTCCATTTTGATCAGTCTTAAAAGACTTAAACATTTGTTGACCTTGTTGGTTTTGTTCAACTAATATTTGTTTACGAATATAATCACTTCTTAAAATAACTTCTGTAATAATTTCAGGAATAGTAACTTCTTGAACAAAATGCCAAACTCTTCCTTTTTCAATTTTAAAAGGTGCGGGTCTATATGTGTGTCGTTTAGGGTCAAATATATCTTGTAAATCAGGAAATAGTTGCACACCACTACTACCAATGTCATCATAAACTATTGCCTTTGCTATTTCATTTCCATTTCCAATTTCATCTTCATATGATTGTGGGAATGTAATATAGACTTCATCAGAATCTTTTATTCTTCCGGCATTTTTTTCGATAGCTTGTCTTTCTTCAAATGCACCCATTAAACTGTTTTCACCTTTTTGTAAAATTTGTTCAACAGTTTCGCCGGCAATTTTAATATCAGTTACACTTCGTACAGTTTGTTCTCTAAACGCATGTTCATTATAAGGAATAGCATTTATAAGATAAGTCGATCCAGAAGTTCCAACATTAAACTTAATATCAATAATTTTAATAGGAATATATCTTACTAATTCTGTTCCAGGCTCACTACTTCCTGGACGGCCATCTTCCCAACCAATAAATTCTATCATAAGAAGATAAGGTGCTTCTTTGAAACTTTGCCCATACCCTGCTGCGGCTGCTGCCTTCTGCATCGTAAGCATAAACAAGCCCATACTATAAGGTTCAAATACTTTAAAACTAATCTTTGTAGCAAATGCATTACCTGTCTTTTTGGTTAAAGCAGGAATAGATGCAATAATTACATCGTCTATAAAATAATCAAATTTTCCAAAAGCTGTATCAGTTCCGCCACTTGTTCCGATGCCTTGAGATCTACAAATTACATTTTGTATGTTTCCCTTATCGATTTTAGAAGCGTTTAATTGACCTTGGCTCAAAGCAGCTAGTGTAAACAAACTATTAAATGTTTGAAACTTATCTAGAACATTAGAACCTTGAGCAGTTGTGTTTAATAAACTTCCGCTAGAAGTATATGCCATATTAATATAATCCTAAAGTTTGCATCAGCGCAGATTTCTTTGGTAATTTAATTATTACACCTGCTTTAAAATCAAAAATTGGATCATAAATGATATCAACATTTCGTTGCATAAACACCCACCACAGTTTAGGAGAGCCATACAAATCATATGCTAAAAGATCTGGACGATAATTGTATTGAGGTTGTATTAGATAATCATAGTCATCTTGTTGGGCCGGAATTGGTCTCGGTTCCCATATATCTAAATAATTGTCTCTTAATGGTGTTTTAGCCCACGGGCTTGATGAACTGTATGTTGCTGACATTATACAAATCCTTTTCCGTCACTACCTAAAACTAATTGACCGTTAGCAAATGCCATTAAATCAAAACTCTTAATTTTATTTCTGCTGTATACAGGTTGAACTGTTACTGAAATATCAGACGATACTGGAACATAAGTTACAGATGCTCCGTTACCTCCAGACCCTGCTTGAATATAATCTACATCATTCGGCATGGTAACTGTAAAATTCTTAATAATACAAGAAACATCCTTATAAACAAAATCCCCATATCCGTTAAGTGTGCAGATTGGTGGCGGATTTCCTAGATGCTGCCCGGTTCCAAAAAACATCTTAGTAACAGTCCTTAAAAAATGTACTGATGCTAACCAGTAATCTGCTTCTATTCTATCCTGTACTGTAAATTTTCCAGTAATAACTATTTCATCTACTTGACTATTCTTATATGCAAAAAATGGGTAGTTCATATGTGCAATATCCATCTGCTGATAATTTGCACTATGACTCATTGTTATCTGAGGAAGATATGGAAAAATCATTCCGTCAGTCGCCGATAACGGAGCCATAACTGGACTAGCACTCGTAATCAATGGACAGGATATTTTAACTCTCCAATCCTTTTCTGGTGCTGATTCACTAAATTGAGCTGTAACTGTAACTAAATCAAAATTAGCTTCTGCTCCAGTTGGAATTCCGCTAGATCTTATTGTACTGGCTAAAATATTCGGATCAGTTCCGTATACTTTCGTTGTACCCGATAAGCCGTTTAAGGCGTCACCAATAACATCAGTATATGAATTAGCTAAGTTATTAGTTTCACCTATCCCGCCTTGCGATAATACTTCTGCATTAGACTGGTTACCATAAATATCAGGCATATTAATCTCCTTAGATATTTATTGCAATAATTAAGTGCATATATTATACTATGGTTGGAGATCTTGAATGGCCAAAGTAAATTATCTGAATAATAAAGATTTATTAGAAGAAATACATAAAAGTAAAATAACTTATTGCAGTTTTGTTGATAATTCCTACAGCGAATATGATTTAATACTTCCTACTTTAGAAAAAATTAATATCCGTACAATAGCAGAAGCTAAGAAAAATAAAGCAAAAAAGCTAACTGCTAAGGAGTTTGAAAGACGCAAATTAAGCGGTGATAAAAAGGTCAAATTAAGCGAGTGCGAGATAGATTATCGTAAAATAGATAAATCTGATTTAGTATTTCGTATTATGACTTTTGATCATGTCCCCCTTGCTCCAGGTCGTAAAAAGAAAACTAAAACAGTAGCAGATGCCCACGAAAAAGTGAACTTTCCTCCCTTTCAACATTGGAAGTACGACGATAACGGTAACTTAGTTTGTGTGGGTAAAAGCCACTGGATAGGTGGTATGGAGAACGGTCACTTTAGCAAGGAGCACGGAAATTTCACAAACAAACTAGCAAAGATGTTTATGAAACTCTGTGAGCGATATGCTACTAGAAGCAATGTTCGCGGCTATACTTACAATGACGAAATGCGTGGGCAAGCAATTCTACAGCTAACACAAATAGGACTACAGTTTGACGAATTTAAGTCAAACAATCCATTTGCTTATTATACTGCCGCTGTTACAAATAGCTTCGTTAGAGTTATTAATATTGAGAAGAAGAATCAGAACATCAGAGACGATATTCTTGAGATGAACAACTTTAATCCTAGCTACACAAGACAAAGCAATCACGAGTGGCAACAAGCAGTTGAGCGTCATAAAGCAAAGAAAGATTGATATTTGTAAACAAAGATGCTAATGTCAGTATATG